ATGGAAAAAGCAGTTTGCGGGGAACATGCAAATGGTGCAGGTATTTGAGAATGAGATTAAGGCGGTGCGCGCGCGTATGGCTAAGGCGGCGGCGCAGGCTGCCAAAGAGGAAGGCGCGGCGGTGAGTGCGGAAGCTAAAAAAGCCCACGACGAAAGATTAAAAATGCTTGACGATGTAGAGGCGGCAGTAAGGCAGGCCAACATGGATTTATTGGAGGCGTCATTAGGTGAAATGGAGCGCGAATTATTGGCGGTTCAAGAAAAATACAGGAAGGATATTGAACTTGCGCAGCAGCACGCAAACGATATGACCGAGGAGGGTAGGCGTTTTGCGGCGGCACGGCGTGCGCTAATGGAAGCCGAAGGCATGGAGGAGCAGGCCATACGCGACAAGTACGCGGAATTGGCACGGATTAAGCAAGAAGAAGATAACCGAAAGGCGGCTGAAGAAGCCGAAGCGTTTAGAAAGTCGGAGTTTGAAAAAGAACTTGCAGCGATTGAGGCGGCAGACCAAGCGCAAAAAGCATTAGATGAGTCAAGAGAAAGGCAAATACAGGAACGCCAACAACTCATTATCCAAAGCACGCAACTATTCGGCGAAACCCTAACAAACATCATGTCCATAACAGGGCGTAATAGTTCGGCGTTTGTAGAGTTTCAAAAGTTTGTTGGGCTTGCAGAAATTGCCATATCAAAAGGCGTGGCAATTGCAAACGCTATTAAGGCAATAAGCAGCGGGCCTGCGCTATCACCTATCGCTTTGATTGCTCAAATTGCAACTATAACCGCTTCTATAACGTCAATCTTTGCAGGGTTGGCTCAAACCATATCGCAGGCACAAGCTCCCGAAGTTCCAGAAATGGAAAGCTATAACAAAGGTACGCCATATTTGGAACGTGGCGGTAACCCGCGCGGCATAGACACCATACCGATTATGGCAAATGAAGGGGAGGCAATTATACCAACAGACAAGAACGCCAAGTACCCCGGCATGGCGCGCGCATGGATCAACGGAAATTTAGACGACTATATTTTCCGGAACTACGTTATCCCACAGCTGGAGGAACAAGCAGCGAGCGCAGCAGCAGCACGCATGGAAGCCTTTGGTATCACGGGGCAAAGTGTGGCTGGCTTCGATGACTTTAGGTTGTACTCCCAAGCCCGCAGGCAGACGGGCGCGTTGGAGGCAATTGTGGAAAACACCAACCCCAAGCGGCAAAGCAGGAAGCGTTATTATTCGTAACTTAGCGGCTATGAACGTCCGCATAATAATCGACAATCAAGAGTTTACCAATGAAGCGCAGGGGCTTCCAGAATTAGAGGAAAGGATATTCCGAAGTGATGAACTAAAGGGCTTCCTTACCGAAATAACGGGAAGCATAACTCTAATTGGAGATGCACATGATTATGTTAGGCGGTCATATAGAAGCGCACTTTATGTAAGGCTTCCTGTTCAAATTAGCACACAAGACCCCACAACAGGTGTTTGGACGCGGATATTTTCGGGCGAGATAAAAACTGAAAACATCCAGTTTGACATGATTAAGCGCGAGGCTGTATGCGAACTTACGGACCTTGGTTTTTTTGGGTTAATCGAAGCTAACAGAAAGGTGGAAACCCAACTTGGAGTGCAAACCTCTATCAATGGATTTGTGATTCCCGCACTACCTGTAAATAACTTTTCATTTTTTGAGGTAACAAATTACCTTAACACGAATAATAGCTACACTGGCGGACCACTTGGAACGATAACAATACCACCCGCGCAGGGATATTATACCTATGACGTATTAAAGTTTTTAATTGACTTTATGACGGATGGAAGGGTTGGCTTTCGTTCGGATTTTTTCGACTATACGAACCCTGCTAACTTCTTTGCGTTTACTGGTATTTTCTCTGGACACCAAATAAGGCTGCCGGGCGTTGGGCAAAGTCCAAGAATATCTTGGGATGACTTGTTTTCTGACCTCCACAAAATATTTAACATTTGGTTTTCCGTAGAAGATGACGGGGCTAACCCCATTATTAGGATTGAGCCTTATGACTTCTTTGTCCGCCAAGGTCAAAACCCTATTATTGAGGCAGAGGAATTAGTAGAGGGGCTGGACAAATCTATACTTTACAACAAGATTGACGTAGGTTGTAGTAGACAGGACAGGGGATTTATTCCGCAGCAGGGTGCTATATACCACCTTAGGGAAAGTTACACAACCGGAAGCGATGCGAAAGAGGATGTAACATTAGACCTAAGAATGAACACCCTAATAATATCCTCCAACAGTATTAAAAGGGTGCTGCCTATTCAATTAAGAGGCGGGCATGAGTTAAATCCTTTTGCATTAATGCGCGGTAGGCGAACTGGTTTGGCTACGCCTTTTGTTATCGAAGATGATGCAAACAGGGGATTTCCTTCACAGAATGTTGGGCCTAATATGCTGGCTGTAAATTATACTACCGGATTGGCGTGTGCAACAGGTCCGGTGGCTATCCCAGATGACATTATAAACGTAGAGCAAAACATATTCTTTGGTGGTGATAACTACACTATTTTTGAGAATGACGATGAACTTGACCAAGAAGTGTTTTTCGTTTGTTTTGACACGCTAAACGAAGCGAGATACTTTTTAACTGACGCGCCAAACCCAGCAGCAGGATTTCCAAATATTGCGGCATATAATACCGATATTTCAAACATGAAGGTGGTGCAAAGCCACATCATGAGAATACCAAACACGGTGCTAACAATAGGTGCTGCAACGGCGGTGGATTTCAATGTAGGGCTAACTTGGGCAGGAGGCGTAAACAATTACTTAACACCCGACCTGACAGGCGGAGGCCAGCCAGCAGTTAATCCTTTTAATTCTTCGCAGGGTTATTGGCACAACGAAATCATAAAGTTTCCAGAAGACGCACAAACGCCAGCAAGCAACTCGGGGGATTATAACCCAGTCAATGGAAGGTTTACTGTTCCGCCTGCCTCGGGTGGGCTTTATGGATTTAGAGCCGTGCTAAACGTGTATAATCAGGGTCAATTTTCACAAGTAAACCCCGGTTTATTTGGCATAGCAATGCAACAATATGACAGCTCAAATGTTTTCATTAATCAGGTTTCATTAGGGCTTTTTCAAATCCCACCCGGTGCGTTTGTAAGTTTTCCCATTGTCTTAGATGCCACCTTTAATTTGGCCTCTGGGGATTATGTGCAGGTGGTGTTGTGTTCTTATGCGTTTAGCCCAATAACCTATCCCGCTTCGCCACTTACACCTCAAATGAGGTGGAGGCTTTATGATACGCCATACCAACAAGGTCCATATATTTTTAATGATGCTGGGCGTGCTGCAAGTAGAACATTCTTTAGGGTGATGTCTACGCCGGAAAATAATAAGGTTATTGCTACATCAGACCCCAACAATGTTGAAGCTGTTTTAGACGATTTCACCGGACATATTGAGCAAGACCAATGGGATTTAATTAAGTCCAATCCTTATGTTGGTGTGCGCATATCCTTTGGCCCTAACAAGTACATAACCGCGAGGGCAAAGGACATAACGCGGAATATAAGCAGCGGGGATTCATCTGGGGTATTTCAGAGAAATTACAATCAAAGTAACAACTTACTAAACGAATAAGATGCCACGTAGGGACATAAGATTATTGGATTATCAACCCGTTGTTTTTCGGTTGGTAGAGCCTGATACCGACAGCATAGCGGATAACTTTACGGATGAGGAAACAACGCTGTACGACAAGATATTAGGTAAGTGCCGCGTGTTTGGGGCGAACTGGTGTCAGGTGGCTGAGTTAAACGATCCTGTCAACGTGCAATGGAAAGCGAGTGAGGTGGGGAGTAATCGCTTTACGCAGTTTACTTTGGATGGGCTTACCACCAGCACGGCGGCAAATAAGTTAATTGATACGGGGGCAAACTTTACGGGAACTGCTTCCTTGCTGGTTTTCAATAACACCACCGGACAAAGCGCAAGAATTACGGCAGTTGATAGCAGTACCCAAGTAAGTTTAGATGCGGATATTTTTACCGCGGCGGGGCAGTCATATACAATAGTTGTTTTAGTTGCACTAACCGGAGGGTGGTCAATGACACAACCTTATGTTGCAACCTATGCTGGTGGTGGACCAACCACAATAAGGGCTTTTAACGACCCTTTCGGCGTGGACTTATTCCAAAACAATAAATGGAACAGGGTTACATTAAGGGTAAGCCAGTACAACTATGGAAGTTTTGAAGTGGTAGTGCCCGGCCCAAGCGGCCCATTAGCAACCTACACGATTGCGAGCGCGGGCGATTTTGAGTTTTATTTTTGGGGGCAGCCAACTTTCGTGGATAGCCTTGACCTTGTTGTTTCAGTTGATTTTAGCGGAACGATTGACTTCACGCAGTTAGAGGTGTTTGAAGTAAACGATTCCTACTCCCTCGTAGCCCTTGACCTTGCGGGCAACGTGTTAGGCGGCCAAACGATAACCTATGGCGATTCCGCGAGCGACACCGCTATGTTTACGGGGAACGTGGTTTATCAAGGGACATGGGCGGATTTTACAGAGGAATGTGGATGCGTACGTTTGGCTTTAATTGACGAGGGCAACCCGCCAGAATGTGAGGGGGAGTTGATATTTGACCCTAACTTTGAGAACCCCGAAGTAAATTGGAGTGGCAGCGATGGGCTTTTTGACCCGTGCGAGGGTGAGTGTTGTGGGGCTTGTTATACCGAGGCGGTAGGGCCGTTTGCAGGAATGTTTACGCTTTTGGCTTGTCCATTGGAAGTTGGCCGTGAATATTGCGTAAGCATTGATGTTTGCGGAGTTACAACGGGTATTGGAAATTTTGCCGAAATTGGGGTGGGTTTATTTGAGGTATCATACACCCCCATTGGCAACATTCCCGCCAGCAGCAGCAGCGGAACGTACACCTTTACCTTTGTGGCAGACCAAGCGTATGATACGTTTTCGGTTTCATTCAACGATCTTAACTTATACGGCTGCATCACTTCGGTGTCCTTGTCGGTTTGCGAGGTGTCTACGCCTTACTACGCCCTTAGCGAGTGTTTCAAGTTATGCCCACAAGGATGTACTACGGAGATTTCCTACCGGAACGATTCCAACGCCTACGGATTAAACTATGAGTTTGACCCGCTATACCGAAACTTCACGCGGAACACGGCGCGGATAATTAACCAAACGCTACGCGACAACAGCTTGTCCGTGTTCAAATCAGGTCGCGGTATCGGAAACAACCCATACCATGACGGCTTAAGAGTGGCGGACTTCAACCAAGGGCCAGCCCCAGCTTACTACCACATGGTGTTAAGCACAGCCTTAGCCCACAGCGACTGCCGAGTTGATGGTGTACGCGTGATGCGGATATCCGAGTATCAACCGGATTGGTCGGACAGCTACGAATTAGCGCGCGCAACAACCGAGGTGCAATTCCGCAATCAAGATAACCTACGTAACACGCGATGACGCGGGAGCAAAACCAAATAATTAAGGACTTGCAGGAAGGTATTGACAACTTTCCTGCTGCCTTGTCCAAGGGCACTATGCGCGTGCAGCGTGAAGCGTTCGACCGCATTATTGGCAGCCTGTCAAGCCTTGCGCTAAACCCAGACGGAAGCGTAATAACCAGCACGGCAAACTTTGGGCAGATTGAAACTATTATCAACGACCTACGCGCGGCCTACCTATCCCCAAAATACCGCGAATTTTTGCGGGAGTACCTTGGAGGATATGACCTCATGGCGGAAATGACCATACGGCTTTTTGACACCTACGGCATAACTCCAAACATTACAGACGCCGCCAACGCTATCTTAGCCAACGCAAAAACAAACGCAACAAGGCTACTTACCCAAGGCGCGGTAGACACAGCATTACCCAGCTTCCGCGAAATCCTAAACAATGCGGTGGCGCGTTCAGAAAAATTCACAGATGTGATCCGAAACGTACGGCAAAACATTGAAGGGAGCGAGGATTTTCAGGGCAGGATGGAGCGCTACGCCAAGCAAAACGCCAAGGACATTTTCGCGGTTGGCCATGCGCAGTACATGACTGCAGTAGGTGATGCAATGGGCTTTGAATTTTATGAGTATGCCGGCGTGAACACTTTGGATTCCCGCGAATTTTGTTTGCACCGCAAGGGGAAAGTTTACCACACCCAAGAAATTAGGCAATGGGCTACTTTGGATTGGGACGGCAAAAACAGAGCCACCACGGCGGACACTATATTTTCGCTGCGAGGTGGCTACAACTGCAACCACTTACTTGTTCCAATTGCTACGGCGTTAGTACCTGATGACGTAATCACCCGCGCGCGCAGGAAGGGATATATTACGGATGACGACCCCGCGCAATAATTGCAATTTGTATCTTAAAAAATGTTAAATTTGTCCTTAGTGTTTAACGTTAATCCTTAAAATCAAAAAAAATGTCTTATTGTCTTAATGCACTCCCAGCCTACAGCGAGAACCAATGTGGTGAATTGCGCGTACGCGGCATCGGTGATGTCTTTGTCTTAGCGCAAGGCGTAACCTTTATTGACCCCACCGACCCCGCAGAATGGGCGGCGAAGTTGGCGGCCAACGATGTTGTTATTATTAAAAACATCAAAGGTCAATATGCCAATCCCGAAGCCGAAAACGCGGCTAACCCACGCGAGCGCGGACCAGAGGAAATTCTTATGAAGCTAAACCACACTTTGGCGTTGACAGATGCCAACGTGAACGCGTCTAACGACAGCTTCTATGAAATCCTAAATACCCAAACCTTCGGCGGTATCGGTTGGCACAACCCTAACGAAAGCGAAATCCGTTTGGCTTACGCTGACGTGCGGGCAATGGCTATGCCAGCGTCTAACATTGACGCGGAGTTTCAGCTTTACAATGTGTCGTTTATGTGGGAGTCAAATCCTAACGATTTCCCCACACTATACAACGCGCCTGCTGGGGTATTCGCCTAATTAGGAATAACGGACACACACGAAGAAGGGGGTTTAATGCCCCCTTTTTTCGTTAAAAAAAGTTAAGGAGTTTGGATGGAGGCGGGGGCGGTGTAACTTTGGGGCATGAAAAAACCCATAACACAATGGCTTTTGGAAATGCCCAAGCCCTACGCGGAACTTGCACTCAAGGAATATGCACCAATATTGGAGGCAAGCGGCGAACCTGATGAAGACGTGGCCACCATGCGCGATGCGTTTGAGTGTTCTGTGCTGTGCATAGACAACCTACAAAAAACAAAGTTTTGGAATGATGTTCTTTATTTCATGGGCGAAGAAAGTGCATGGCCACCGATTGAAGTATATGGCAGGGCGTTTATATCTCAAAAGGATATGGATGCACCAAAGCGCGAAATGTCAATGTTTTGGAATGAGTAAAATGAGCAATATGGAAAAGACAACCAAAGAATGGTTTGAGGAAATGCCTAATGGGTATCGGGGGAGGGCTTTAAACAACGCTCACTATAGCCTGATAAACACGTATGATTCAACAATGGCGGAAGTGATTTGTCGCGCATTCAGTTGGAGAGAAACACCCGAAGGGTATGACTTTTGGTCAGATGTTCATGACCACTACGAAAAAGGCACACCCCTACCACCACTCCCATGAAACACCAACTAACTAAACTAACCACCCGCCATGCGCTCGCGTTTGATATGTGCATTACCGAAATCTATAACGCCTCGCTTGGAATACTGCCGCCCGGCGTTGGCGAACCTGACCAAATGTTAAGGCAGGCGAAGCAGGCAATTTCAATCTACATAAGCGAAGTCTTAAAGAGTGTTAATTGGGTGGCGGATAACGAGGAAATGGCATATCTTAGCCACTATTCCACACACAACGATGTGATGATAAAGCTACTCGACATACACGCCAACACCCACGTTTATAGCGTTACGGGGGCAACCGCAAAACAAGCAAAGCCGATATTATGAACACCGGAATACTTTTACTTTTGGTCGGGTCAAACCGAACCTACCAACATTGGGCGGAAAACCTTGTTACCAGCATACGCCACTACTCCCCTGACCTGCCTATTACGATAGTTACGTCGGGGCTGTACTTGCAGCCTATGTATAACAAGGGCGTGTCTTATGTTACTTGTCGTCCGGCCGACCACTACATGGACAATGGCAAATTCGCACCCGGCAAGGCTAAACTGCATTTAAACCTTTACACGCCTTACGAGCGCACTATTTACTTGGATGTAGATGGTATTGCGTGCGGGCCATTAGAAGATGTGGCCGCTATGTTTGGTGAGATTGGCGCGGTGTCCAACGAATTTACACCCGTGGAGGCTGACAAGTGGAAATGCCAATGGATGTCGCTGGCAGACGTCCGCAAAACTTACACCATTCCCGAAGGCGCGCTGCTACCGGAAATAAACTCTTCGCTGTTGGTTTGGACGCGCAGCGAAACATCAGATAGGTTTTTTGAGCAGGCGCGGGCGAACTTTATACCAGCGTTTAATGGCAGAGTGTGGGGTAATGCGTTCCCGGACGAATTAGCTTTTAATGTAGCGTTTGCGCAGTTGGGCTTGCTGCCATGCGAAGCTGCGGGAACACCTGAACCGATTGTCTTTAACATTGGGTGGAAGGGGTGGTCTACCGCTGGCGAAGCTATTAACGCAGGCGTGCGCGTGCTGGGGCTATATGGCGAAACCAACGCGGCATTCAAGCGGCAGTACCAAGCCTATGACGCTGTACTAAGCGCAGCACACAAAGCGGTGCATGGCACATGGCCGCCGTTAAAGAGCCACCAATTAATGAAGTCTAAATTTATTCGGTTGAACAAATGAAACACATAAACGACATAGTTGTTGAATTGCACAAAGCGGCAACGGCTAAGAAATGGGTGGCAGATCCTCCCATGAAGGATGCAACGGATTATCTCAACGGAACGAAGTGGGGTTACAGCTTAGTCCATGACGCGTTTTTAATTGCGGGTAACAGCGTAATTGAG